GCTAAAGGGCTTGCCGCCTGCAATTCACAGACAGCAAGCCCTTTCGGCTGCTTGAACAATTTTTACTTCAGAATATTGTCTAACTTTTTGGGGTCACTTCAAACGTATCTACGGGATTTTCAATAATAGGAGGTTTTTACAATGGCAAAAGCTAAAAAACTGCCCTCCGGTAACTGGCGCGTAAATCTATACGATTACACGGACCCCGCCACCGGAAAGCGGATTTACAAATCATTTACCGCCACAACAAAAAAAGAAGCCGAATACATGGCGGCAGAATACAAATTGGACGGAAAGCAGCGCACCGCATCCGCCGGAGACATGACTTTGAAAGAGGCATACACGCGCTATATCGACAGCAAAACCAACGTGCTCTCGCCCTCTACGATACGCGAGTACCGCCGAAGCGCCCGGAATGACCTACAAGACATTATGCCGTTAAAGCTGCGCGACATTACGCAGGAGGCCGTGCAGCGCTCCATAAACCAGTTCGCGGCAAATCATGCGCCAAAGACCGTGCGCAATGCCCATGGGCTTTTATCTGCCGTGCTGGGCGTATATTATCCCTCTTTCCAACTCTCCACGGGATTGCCGCAGAAGCAAAAGGCAAGAATCACCATCCCCACCGAGGCGGAAGTAAAGGCATTGCTGGAAGCGTCCGAGGGCACTAATATGCACCAAGCTATTTTGTTGGCTGCTGTAGGCACCCTGCGCCGCTCCGAAATATGTGCCCTGACGCAAAGCGACGTGCACGATAACGGCGTCATGGTTAACAAGGCTATGGTCTGTGACGATAATCACGAGTATGTTATCAAGTCTACCAAAACAACCGCCGGGACTCGATTTGTGGAGCTGCCGAAATTTATCATTGATGAGCTGCGTAGCATAGATAATGAGCGCGTATGCCCGTACTCGCCTATTACAATATCAAACCTCTTCCGCACGCTCTCCCTGCGCGTGTTGGGTAAACCGTACCGCTTTCACGATCTGCGCCACCATTCCGCTTCTGTTCTGCACGCTATGGGCGTGCCAGACCTCTATATCATGCAGCGCGGCGGGTGGGAAAACCGCGATGTCCTCGACAAAATCTACGAGCACGTTTTATCCGATGAGCAAAAGGACTTTAACGCAAAAATCGTTGACCGATTTACAAAATCTTACGGATAAAAGCAAAATGCAACACAAAAAGCAACACATGTTTCAAAATATATAGAGTTTATGCGGGTTTTGCGTGTATATATTACGGGTTCAAGTCCTGTTACCTGCACCAAACTCAAAACCCGCATGAAGTCTAAAAAACTTAGATTTCATGCGGGTTTTTCTTTATTTTTTTCTAAAAAATATTTTTATGTTTTGAAACTATTTTTGATGTAATTAAGCCGTTTTTTATCAAAATGCAACACGATATGCAACACGCTTATCACCCATCTTTTAAATCAAGATTTTAAAAAATTTTGAAAAGTATTGATTTTTAAAATCTGCCATGCTATACTAAAGCCATCCGATAAGCTTTTATCGGTATGTCGCGTCATCCTTTATGGGTGGCGGTGTTGGATAGAAACAACTATGTTTTCTTTGTGAAAACGGTAAAAGGCCGGAAGCGGAAACGCTTACCGGCCTTTTGCTTTATTAAAACTCTTTTTTGATCTCATCGTAAGCAAATGTGTTTGTGAAATCGCCTGCATAGTCGCTGGAGTAAATATAATTTTCATCGCCGACGATCTCCGCCGCCATGTTGTGGTATCTGCACTCACTTGCTCTTTGCTTCTGCTCTGCGATGTGGTCGCTGTACTTATCGCTTACTTCGCGTGCTGCTTCTTCTCTGCCCATGTAGTAGGCAATTTTTACGAGTTTCTCGATGCTGTCTTTGTCCATTTCGGTTTCGGTGTTGATGATGTTCTTGATGTAGTTCATGTAGTTTGTCATTTTGATTTCCTCCATTTTGTTTTTCTTTCCTTTTGACACTTATATTATACATCTACAGCTATATAAAGTCAAGTACTTTTTCAAAATTTTTTTAAAAAATCTTGATTTTTTTCGCAAGACAAGCTATACTATTAAGCGTTCGGATTTCCTCCGAATATGTCGCCCCGGAAACGGGGCGTAGGATTGAAATGAAATTGTTTTTGCCGTCCTTTTGACAATTTCGGCACAAACAGGCAAAACCCCGGTAGCTGATTAGCATACCGGGGTTTTTGCTTTTACTCGTTGATTTCTCGCAAATCCTCCGCCCGAATCGATAGGGCAGAGGACAATTTGCAGACCGTATCAAATTGAGCTTTGTTGATGTTGCGATTTTTGCACTCATATTGCTGTATCATTCGGACGTTTACGCCGGACTTGCTCGCTAATTGGGACTGAGATAATCCGGCGGCTAAACGTAATCGCTGTAAGTTTGTCATTTTTGAGCTCCTTTACTTTATTCGGTGGATCGTGGGCAACATATTATCCGCATTGCCTGCATTTACAAAAATCGGCGCTACCCATTTAAGGATCAGCTTACGCGTACCATCTTTTAAACCCTCCTTAAAAATTCCGAGCAGATGTAATGCCCCAAATGTCGAGCCACTTATTTACATACTTTTTGTCGTTCTCGTCGCACTCTTCCCACGGTGTTGCAGGATCATCGATGATCTCCTCAACGTAATCGATTTCATCGGTTGCGTCTGCGTCTTCAAGACTGGAGAGCGTTTCCGGCTGGCCTTCGGTTTCGAGCATCCATTCGCCATAGAGGCTTTCAATGTTGTTGTAGACCTTGTAAGTGTTTTTGCCGTTGGTGATGTAAGTTTTTTTCATTTTTCACACCTCCTTAAAAATTCCGGGCAGATGTAATGCCCCACATAGAGAGCCACAAGGTGATGTAGTTTACATCATCCTCGTCACAATCTTCCCACGGCGTTTCCGGGTCGTTGGCGATCTCTTCAATAAAATCAATTTCATCGGTTACGCCGCTGTCTTCAAGCGCGGTAAGCGTTAAACGACCTTCCTCTGTTTCAAGCAGCCAGTTTTTGTTAAGTCCTTCGATGCCGCTATAAAGCTTGTAAGTGTTTTTGCCGATGGTAATGTAAGTTTTTTTCATTGTTCACACCTCCTTAAAATCCCATTTTTTTCATGTCCCACGTCGGGCGCCAACCGGCATCAACAAGTCCGCGTTTTCCGTTATCCTTGAGCACTTCCGCGAGGATCATGTCTGCTAACTTTCCGTAGTTGTCGCGGCGATCAATGACTAAGCCTGCTTTAACTTCCGGCATTGCCTGCACAAGCTTTTTGATTTCGGCCTCATAGCGCTTAGCGGCCTCGCTGTAAAACTTAACCTCTTCGCAATATGTGCTTACTTCGCCGTGCGCTTTTATTTCTTCTTCGGCAGTAGACGCAATATACATCAAAAAATCATACGGGCCGCTTACAATTTTCTTGGCCCATTCGATTTGCTTTTCACTGCCGATAAAATTAAACATTGTGTTCATCATTTTGATTTCCTCCGTTTGTGTGAATTGATTTTGTGTCCTTGTCCTTTTGACACTTATATTATACAGCAACAGCTATATAAAGTCAAGTACTTTTTCAAAAGTTTTTGAAAAATATTTTGTTTTTATATTGATTTTTGCAAAATGTATGATATACTAAAGTCATCCGATAGGTTTTATCGGTGTGTCGCGCCGTCTCACACGGGCGGCGATGTTGGGTAGAAATAATTGTTGTTGCTTTATTGCAAAAGAAAAAGGCTTGTAAGCATGATGCTCCAAGCCTTTTTCTTTTACCATCCGGGGCGCGGTTTTTTGAAAATAAAAAAAGGCGCAGAGCCTGCTCGGAGATTCCGGCAGTCCTGCGCCTTTTGCTTTGATTTGCAAACTGTTAAAAAATGCCTGTTTTGCCATTTTAGCAAACAGTTTGCAAATCAATGTGATAATTTAGCGGCTATTTAACATCTTACTCCATCTGGATTGCATCAATGGCCGAGCCGTAAATGCCCGCGTAGCCGTCTGCGCCGGAATTGTACTTGCTTCCAAAGCGCACCCAGCTAAGCCAGCCGCCGCCCTTGATATGTACGCGGCAGTCTACAAAGCCGACGGGCGTGCGTATCTGTACGCCGTCGATCTGCTCGCCGTAAATGCCCGCGTAGCCGTCTGCACCTGCGCCGCTGTTTTTGATCTCCGGGAGCCAATCGCCGCCCCGGAGATGAACGCGATAATAAATATCGCAGTTTTTGGCATTGATTTTAAGTCCTTCCATCGCCTGCCAAAAGTTGCCCGCGTAGTCCTCGCAGTTTTTTACCCGCGGGAGCCAATGGCCCCCCGCGTATGCGGAATACCTCAGATCGCCCGTGCAGGTGGGCTTCGGCGTGCTCGGCTTGGGTGTAGGCTTTGCCGGTGTGCTCGCCGCACCAAGCTTTGCATTGACCTTGGCGGCAATATCGGCGTGATGATTATACAGGTACGTGCCCGGACAAGATTTATTGTCAAAATCGCGGTGTACCGTCATGTTTGTGCCGTTGAGATGGTACACGCGGGTGTTTTTGTCCGTGCTCCATACGAGTTTTTTGATGCCGTTGCGTTTGCAAATGTCCGCAACGAGGTTGATAAGCGCCGCATACGCTTTGCCCGTCACGGCGTAAGGCTCCGACATATCGGATGCCACCTCAATCGTTACGGCGCGGTGATCGTTATCGGGAGACGAGCTGCACCAAGAGCGGTCGCGCTCCTCCACGTACATACCTACACGCCCATCGTATCCGATGCCGTAGTTGGAGGAGGCGCCACGATTAGGATTGGCAAAGATGTTTCCGAGCGTCTCCACGCTCACCTGTCCCACCACGCAATGGATCGTGATTGTATCAATCGCGTGCTTTCTGGGGCTGTTTCTGTTGGGCGAGATACGAGTGTGATTTACAAGTGCGCTGTTTGTGTATGCCATTTAGTCCTCATCTCCTTTGTTATTCGAGAGCTCTTTCAAAGCTTCTTCGTTCAGCTCGTTTTCCTTCGTTTCCTTCACGTTTTCCATTCTGCGCCCTCCTCTCTTAGTTGATTTTATCTTCATTTTCTTGCATTTTTCTTATGATGTGAATTAGGTCGGCACGGCCGGATACACTTACGCTGTCGGCATCGGTCAGCACGGTGTTCGCACCTGCAAGCGCGGGGATGGGCTGTGCGCCTGCCGCGGTGAAGGGCACAGGCTCTGCAAGTCTGTATGCGACCTGCGCTCCAACCGTCGGATTTTTATCCGCGCTATAGACGTCTCTGTCACTAATCCATTCGCTCGGAATTGTCTCTCCAGCGTAATTATCGATAATTCCCCACGTTCGTTTTCCGTCTCCCGTCACCGCGTCCACCTCACCGCCATACACGGTTTCAGGCAGGGTCAGGGTGTTGGTCTGCCCGATGTACGGTGTATAGGTGGTGGGGGCGGTGGTGCCAACATACGCAATAAGATAAAAACTTATTTTAACTTTTTCGCCATTAGTACATTCCGTGATGTCTATAGCAATGTGGTCGCGATCTTCATTTGTAAATCTGACATCTACAAGTGCGCACCCACTGGTTTCCAGATCTAGCCACGCAAACTTGGTTGTAAGAGGCAATTTATACGACAAGGACATAAAGTTAAAAGACGCGTTTGCTGCTGATCCAGAATATATTCCGCTAATCGTAATTTCCTCATCTACATATTGCGTCGTTAAACCATAAGCTGCGTTTACGCCCACAACGCGAGCTGAATCAATTAAGTTCTCCCCGCACCGTTCAATTTTCACACTGTCACGTCCCTTAATTGGACGAATGTTTTCGGGGCTGGGCGTCCCGCTACCATCCTGCACTGGTTCCCACTTTGCTTTCACGCCCAGCGGATATCCCGCCACAGGGTAGCACACAACGGGGTTGCCGCTTTCTTCCAGCGGTGGGCAAAGCATATCCACAATGTTCTTGCTGCTCCATGGGCTTGTGGTGGTGATGGCTGTGTCGTCAATTTTAGGTATTTCGTCAAGCCGCGCCTTGACTGCGCTGATCGCGTCACCTGTGGCTTTTGCGTCAGCGGCTTCGCCCTCGTGGGTGAGGGTGGTGTCCAGTGCTACGGCAGGGCCGGTGTCACCTTTAGGGCCTTGCGGGCCTACGGGGTACGCGCCGTAGCGGATCATGCCGGCCTCGGCCCAGATCGTCGGCAGCACGAGGCCGTCCGGGCCCGAGCCGTACAGGCCGATGTGCAGCGTGATGCCCGGCGTCTGCAACACCTCCCACGGGATGACCGCAGTGTTTTCGCCGTCCAGGAGCACCGAGACCGACTGCGTGCCCGCGCGAAAAACTGCCGTGCGATCCAGCCCGTCCCAGTCCGCGGAAAGCGCGAACGTGCAGACAAAAACGCGCTGCGCGCCGCTGGTAATGGTCTCGCTTTCCGCGACGGAAAGTTCGGCCTTTGTCGCTGATAAACGGATCATTTTGCGCTGCCTCCTTCGGCGTCGTTTCCGCTCTCGAGCGTGTTTTTCAGTCTTTTCAAAATTTTTTCGAGCCGCGGAAACCCCGGCACGCCAATCACCGCAAGGTTCTCCAGAATCGAGATCAGCTCGTTGATGATGAGCCAGATCGCGACCAGCAGGCCGAAGAAAAGCTTGATGTGCAGGTCGATGCCCGCCTGCACCAGAGCGCCGCGCAGCAGATAATCCACACCCGCGCCGACCGCTACCATCGCCATGTAGCACAGCTTCTTCAGGATGCCCTTGATGCCGATGCGCGAGCTGAGCTGCGCCGTCATGTAGGCTTTGACCATGCCGGTGACGTAATCGATCACCATCATGCACAGCAGCACGAGCACCGGCGCAGCCAGTTGCCCGCAGTATGCCGCGACCCCCGCCCCAACGACTGCCGTTACGGATTTAAGTACAGTTGCTTTGTTCATTTTTTTGCTCCTTTTAATGTGTTTAATGTTTATCCAGCGTATTGATGCACATGCTTTGCCCTTTAGCCGATGATTGCAAACGCCGGCCGAACGCCAAAAGAAAAAGAAGCGCCGTTAGAGTTTGCAAACCCGCCGTTGCTCACATAAGCGAAGTCAACGGCGGAAGATACATCTCTCAGCCAGTAGTCCTCTTGATTATGTAACTTAGTACGGTCAACCGCGAAGAGCGGGAACTGACTGTCACCCAAAGCTACGTTGTAACCGTTACCATCATGTGCGCCCCACGCCACAGAACCATAAACCTGCACTTCGTTCATTAGCTCAACATCAGAGTCGAACCATCCCCAACCCGAAGGGGCGTTTCCGGTCACAGCATTGGTCAGATGCTCTCTTTTGACAAGCACATGGGCGGAACCAAACGCTGTCTTGATAGTAGTCTTAGCCTGTTGTAGATTGCTCTTGTACATATCCGAGCCAACATAACCGCCAGCCGTAGTATTTGCCGCACCATCTTCGTAGCCGCCGGAGCTGGTGTTGTGCATTTGTGCGTTGTACAGGCGAGTGTCCGGCACGATAACTACATGGTGAGTAGTACAGCTTGTATCACCACTGTTAAGGTAGTAATCAAACGCCGCAATACGCCAGTTGACGCTATCAATTACCCAGTAATCACCGATATACAGGTCGGTAAAACTACCATCCGCAATAGCCGCCCATTGTGCGGCGGTCACGCTCGTACCGAGGTTTTTGCCGCGGTAGATGGAGTTATGCGCGCCAGCCCCGCTGGACAGTATGGCAAGCACAGGCGCCGCCGCGTTTTCCGCGTTCGTTGCCGCGGTCTGCGCTGCCGTTTTCG